CGACGCCGAGCCGTGTTCCAAGCTCGTAAATCATATCGACGTTGCCTTCGAGAGTTAGGGAAGCGTCCTGGACGCGGAGGCGCTTCGTTACGTCGCCGTCTCCATTCTGGTCAACGTGAAGATTTGCCTCACCGAAGTGCATCGGACGCTCTGGGTTCGATGGCTGGGTGTACGTAGTGAAGGGAGGCGAGGACGCTGCTTCAACATCCTTGATAAGTTCCTCATCAGCATATGCTCCACTGAGGGACACAGATACCGTGTCCTCTACACCGACGCTGATTTCAGCGGATGTAGCAACACATCCCTTGTAAAGTCGGTGATTCTTTGTCCCATCAGGGAATTCAGTCTGCTGGATAAGAACCATCGGCGCCGGGAACTTACCATCGTACGTGTAAGTGTACGGAGCGCTCGTCTCTTCTCCGGATGTTGCATCCCCGTAAACGGCCTTAATCCACCACGGGTTTGTGAGCGTGAAATCCACAGACCAAGAGCCTGCGAACTGCTGCTCGATAATATATTCTGCCTGTCTGTTCATCGGGTTGAACTGGCGTACAGCGTTGTTGGAACCTTCGTTGGTTCCCATTGTGACGTTAGACCCGAAGGTCTTATTCGTACTATCTGTAATTTCGCTATAGTCGCCGGGGGTTGTAGAATCCTGCATTAGGAAACTATCTTCCCAGCGGTATACTAAGCCAGTGTCTTTTCCTGTAAGTGCCATGTATCTTAGTTACCTTTTAGTTGTCTTCATCGTTGGAGCTTTCGGACTCTGACGAATCCTCAAAGCCTTCGTCGTCATCTCCCGTAATCTCCGTATCTTCAAGCATTGCATTGACTTCTCGTCCTACCACGCTCTTATTGCGAGACCACCACTCGTTGAGGTCTGCAACGCTAGCGCGAGGAACATGAGAGTCAAGAAGCTCACTAAGCTCGTCTCGGTTGCGTTGAATCCACGCCGGGCGGACCTCTTCGGCGTCGATTGCGTTTCTCAGTCTTCTTGCGTCCATTTGGAAACGTCTGTCTAAATTGTGTTCCTCGACATATTTAAAATGTACCTACTAATTAAACGTTTTCATTAGCAGTCGTTTCCGACATTAATATTACTGGCAATCTGAACCATCCTCAGTTCCCACTGACCTCTCCAGATACCAGCGCCCGTTTGGGATTGTAAGTCATCGAAGGTTGATGCAATTAGCATATCCCACTCCTGGAATCCCTTACGGTGAACGTCCATTATGCGTTTTGTCTCTCCAGCGAGACCTCCATATGACTCTCCAACATTTCCTTCGTTGGTGCCATCGCTCTGTCTTTCTCCCAGTAGACGTTCACGACTATGGGAAGTATATATGTCCAGAGCAACAATCGTTTCAATCCTCTCCTCAGTCCAACCAAGAGAACGGGGTTCGATTACGGGCTTTCCTCCATCAATAACGAAGATGTAGTCCCCGTCTTGGAGGTTCACACGACGTCTATCGGTATCCTTCTCTCTCAGGATATAGGGTTGAGGAACATCGTTGATGCGACCATCAACGGCATCTGCTTCACTCTCCCAATTATCTTCGAGCAGTTGTTCTACCGCTTGAATTGCTGTCATGTATTATCTCCAATTACTCTTGAATTCTCTCCACATTTGACCTATGGTTAACATGCGAGCCTTGTGCATGAATCGTAGGGCAGGAATGCGTAGAGGACCATCGTCCCTCCAATACTTTCCTGGAACCGTCTGATTTACTTTCCTGATATTCTCATCGGACCAGGAAAACGCATAATCAGACGTATTCATAGTAGTCAAGGACGCTGTTAATGCTCCGTATTCGTGGAATGGAGCTGCCGGGTGAGCAACGTGGAACTTGTACTCGTCTCCATCTCGGTATGTATCCGTGACTTCATCTAACAAAGGCTGGAGTTTTTCGTTGTCAGTACGCTTCATCAGCCTAAGTACACGTTCCGTGTTTTCTTTGTACATCTCAATTCCAACTTCTCCGACGAATTCTTCTTCGTCTTTGAATCCATCGAGGATTTCCGCTTCTACATCCTCTTCAAAATCCAGATGTGCCAAAGGTTTTCACCTCGTTGCGTCTATCTAAGATTTGTTCTGCTTCCTCTCGGAAGGCATCAGCAGAGCCGGATGGTTTTGGAGCGCCATCATTTCCAGGGACCGTCATACCGTATTGGTCGCTCCGGAGCAGGTCTGCTGCTACTAACTTAGCACAGGCTTGCTTAATGTCGTGGGGGATAGAGTTTTCATCATTGTCCCAGTTGCCGTGACCATAGGTATACGAGACCTTGATACCCTTCGTTCGTGGGAATACAAGACGTCGGTAGATGTAGAGAATACCATTAGGGCCATCAACCCAGTAATCTCCATCTCGTCCCTGCTGGAACGATGGCTGGGACACCAGGTTTTGATAACCGCTCCCTCGCCAGATTTCGATGGCGTCGTCGGTATAATCTACCTCTGTCTTGTATCCCGGGTCTCCTTCACTTAGACCGTTACGCTGATTGTAGGCATCAGCCTTTTCCTGAGCAGTCTTAAACTCTCGAATCTCTCGCTTCATCAACTTGAGAGGCTTGCCAGCCCAGTAGTAATACGGTGTATCTAAGTCGTGGAATTCATTAACAACCTGCCGTGCCCGCCATGCGTGGCCTGTTTTCTGGTCGATATAATCTGACCATTGAAGAATCAGATTGTCTACGTATGAACTCGTCGGGTCCGTAGTCGAACCAAAGGAGTCATACTGCTCGAAGAAAACGGCTACGTCTCCGGGGTCACAATAACCGACGTCGGATAAGCCTTCTTGTACAGACATCCCTAATCATCCTGACGTTGTTCATCTGGCCTATTATTACTATCGTTCTTAGTAACAATAAAATGGTCAGGATTTATCCCGTTTTCAAGGATATATTTGTCTATTTTCGCAGAGTCAATCTCTTCATTCGTTCTCGACATGGCCCGGATAACCGTGACCATAGCGACAACGACATTTTCGAGTTGTTTAATCTTACCTCTCCTTGTCTCGTAGACAAGGTAGATAAGAGTTAGTACTTGCGTTAGAAGATTAAGGGGATCAGCTGAACTAAGAAGGTCAATGACCCCGGCCATGGATTATGGTTCGCCGTGAGTTGCACCCCGGCGCCCAGTGCCGGAATTACCAGTTGCCATAATCCATACTGTAAGTGAGAGGTCACCACCAGCGCTGTCGGAAATTTCTGTGACGTTTGCTCTTAGATATTCGTAGAAGCCACCGTTAACCGATACGGCACCGGCATCTACATCTACATCACTAACGTCAATAACGGCTCTGTTACCGCTTACCATTTCGACAGGCGCCCACGTTTCACCGTCAGGACTTCCTTCAAGTTGAACTGAAAGAGAGTCACTTCCGGTATCAACGTTGCTTGCTTCAACATACAACGTAATGTGTGGGTGACCTTTGCTGGCAACCGGACTGGACGCGCCGCTACTGGTGACCGCTGACAAGACCGGCTCTAAGATTGGTCTTGTCATTAGTCCATCACTTCCCGAACGCTGTCAGTCGGACTGTTGCTGTTCCTGTGAAAGAGGCGAAGGCTTCCGTAGCCCCATCGCCGTCTCCGAACAGGTTGATTTCTTGGTTCGCCTCGTCATACGCTGCGAGGGCTGCCGTGCCATCAGTTACCTCGACGGCAACGAAGATAAATCGGTTCATGCCAGCGCTCTTCGGGGTGAACGAATCACCGTCAGAAACGTTTGTGGCTTCAACCGTACGCATCTTCATTGCGCCGGGGAACTCTGTGTCTTGGATGTCGTAACTTGCCATATTTGGTTATCTCCTTAGAATTCCTCCTCAACGAGTTGTTCGACGACTGGACGAAGCTCATCTTCAAGGTCATCCTCGCTCTGGTTCGCTTTAATACCGAATTCCTTAGCGAGGGACTGCTTCTGACGGTAACCCATCTTCTTCAGCGACTTGAGAGGCTTCTTGCCGGACCGTGCGACTTTACCGACTCCAGTCCACACAACCTCGTAAGGGGAACCCATGCGGTCAAAATGCAGAGCATCGTCCACATTGTCGATAACCTCCGGTCGAGGCTCCTGCCCCCGCGGTGCGCGGAAGTAGTAAGACTCACCAGAGGGACCCCGGTGTTTGTTCGAGGTCATCGTTCCCACGTACGTTACTTCAGCTATCTTCATGGTTGAGGGAGGGGTTTATGTTTACTGCAGGTCGCGCGCCTTGGCGTGTGCAGCAGGGTTGGTGCACGTCAGCTCGCCGATTGTGACGTACATACCCTCGTTCCCGAGCCGGTTGATACCGAACGGGTTCTCGTCAACTTCCGTACCAGTGCTGTAGAACTGAGTCGGAAGGAGAATCTTCGTGAACAGCGTGGAGCTGTCGATGAGGTAGACGCGACTGATGCCGTCAGACGGAACGTCGATACTCTCGAAGATTGGGATGCCCTTGTAGGACTGAACCGTGAGGCCCACGTCTCCACCAGGGTTAGACTGGACACCGTTCAGACCAACCGCAGTCCGAACAGGCTCCAGACGCTCCTTCCCACCGACCTCGTCCTCGATACGCTGGTACGTATCGTGTCCAGTAAGGAAGAAGTAGTTATCGTCGGAGACGGGACGCTTCCCGGAGTTCTCCTTAATCTCTCGAACCATGTCGTCGAGAGTGTCGAGAACGAACGTCTGGTTGTTACCACCGTTCTCGATGACGTTGGACTCGAACTCGTTGTTGGAACGGTCGAAGCCGTAGACGTCGTTGTCGCTCGGGTCACTCAGGATGTCGGACTCTGCTCCGTTAGAGAGAACACGGTCGACCGACTCCATGTTGTTCCCTGCGGGGGTGTCCGCGTCCGTGACCATCTGAACGTTGATGTGCTTCGGGTGCTCACCCTGTCCCGTCTGGTGCTCCGTGCCGGTACCGTACCAGCGTCGCAGCCAATCGAACGGGTCTTCGATGTCGTCATCTTCCGTCTCTGCGAGGAGAGCCTTCTCCTGACTGACGTCGAAGTTGTGAGCGATTGTCTTCGGGTCCTGCTCGAACTCCGAGATGTCTGGGTGGTCAGTGTCCGGAAGAGCCGCGTTCTCGTCCAGGCCACCGCTACCGAGAGTGTGGTTACCGCCAGCCGCTCGCTCGGTTACGATACGCTCACCAGACTTGACCCACGCTCGGCTCTCCAGGAGAGAGAACACGTTGGCCTCGCTGTTGAGCAGGCTGAAAACCTCGCTACCGTACACGACGTTCCGGTAGCCATCGTCACCAGACATGAGGGCGTTGTCCTGCTTGGACATAGCACCGCCGCCACCCGCTTCCTTCTGGGTGTACTCCGGCACGAAGCCGTAGTAATAATCAATCATGTCGTGGATGGTACGGATGTAACCGTCAGCCTTCTTGACCTGGCCCGGATCCTCTCCGGACGGGCCGCGGGCCTGCGTTCGGTAATAACCGTTACCGACACCAGCGCGCTCCATCTGCTTCTTAGCCATGTAGTTGCGCGCTGGCTTGCTCTTCATGAGCTTGGTTGTCTGCGTAATCTGTGCCTTCGCGAGCTGATACTGCTCGTTGGAATCTAGACTCATTTACTTATCACTCCAGATGGCAAGGGCGGGATTACCAACCTGCTCCCCGTCCTCATCATCATATGACTTTTCGGTCGAACCGGACGGTGTGGAGGGCGTCCCGGCCGTACCGAGCTTGCTGTCAATTGCTTTCTCTACTGCGTCGTCGAGGTCGAAATCGAAATCGGGATGCGTTCCGTCAGCCTTCTCCGTCTCGGACTTCTCTTCGCCGACATAACCGCGTACGGCGTCGAAAACGTCCTCAGGGAGCTTCTCCTTCAGTTCCTGAACAGTGTACTGGGAGCCGCCCTTGTCAGCCTCGGCATCCTCTTCTTCTTCTTCTTCTTCCTCGTTAGCCTTCTCGTCTTCCTCTTCCTCTTCCTCTTCTTCTTCTTCTTCCTCGTTAGCCTTCTCGTCTTCCTCTTCCTCTTCGTCCTCTTCTTCTCCGTTCTCCTTGGACTGGAGGGCGTCAATGGCATCCTGAGCGTCATCCGCGTCGACGCCTGCCATATCAGCGAGAGCAGCCGCGAGGTCGTCCTCGCTCATGCCGCTCTGC